GTCGATCCCATGACCAAATCCCTCGCCAAGGCCGGTGAATGTCTTCCCCACCTTGATCCCAACGATCTCGTTGAGGCCGGTTCTGATGTTCTCCGTATTATTCAGAACTGCTCTCAGCGGGAACCCCGCCTTCTCACCATTGATGAGGCTATCCATGGGGTGCCCAATGATCCTTACATTGGGTCCCTCAAGGTTGGCTCTTCCCCCGGATTCCCCTACACTCTCTCCAGAGAGAAGGGTAAACGCGGTAAGTCGACATGGATTCACCATGAAGACGAACTCGCTGATGCCTATATCTCTGAAGACCTTCTTCGAGACGTCGAGAAGATTCTTTCGGATGCGTCTGCTGGTGTGCGATCCCACGTATACTGGCTGGACTTCCCGAAGGATGAAACTCGACCGATTGAGAAGGTAGAACAACTCAAGACCCGCTCTGTCAACTGTTCTCCTCTCCCTTTCACCGTTGCCTGCCGCGTTGCTTTCGGCCAATTTTGTGCCGCCCAGATGGACGGTAGGGGCATCAATGGCTCTGCCATTGGTGTTAACCCCTACTCTGACGACTGGGATGTCATGGCTCGACATTTGCTTCGAGTCGGTGACAACTGCATCGCGGGTGACTACGGTAATTGGGACGGTGGTATCTCAAGCGACCTTCTCTGGGCCGCTTTCGATATCATTGATGGATGGTATGGCGACGATGGGAATTCCCTCCTTCGCCGTACCATCTTTGAGGACATCGCCTCTTCCACTCATGTTTTTCGCCGCTTTCTCTACACCTGGCAGCATTCTATGCCGTCAGGCACCTATCTGACCGCCTGCATGAACACCCTCATCAACAATTTGATTGTCAGGTTGGCATGGCTCAGTGCTTTTCGGGGCACTGGCCATGACAACATGACCTCATTCTCCAACAATTGCAGGACTGTTGCTCTCGGAGATGACCATGTCATCACCGTGAGCAGTAGTCATGCTTCCAACTTCAACCAGACCCATCTTCAACTCTTTGCCGAATCTCTTGGAATGACCTATACTGACGAAGCCAAAACTGACCGCCGTGATATCACAACTCGCCCGATCTCAGCTGTAACTTTTC